AATGGAATCCAGTTACTAACTTGAGTAGAAAATAGTCTGACAGCCGTGCCACTGACTACAGTAAGTGCTGTAACAACCCCGCCACTCACTGAAACAACTTCTAATACTAAATCATTTGTAGTAGCTGCGCCGCCTAGCAATGCTCCGCTTACAGTTATAGTATTACCTACTGCATATCCTGTTCCACCGGCACTTACACCGGTCCCTGTTAGAGAATATATAGAGTGACTTTGAATAGATGCTTGTACAGTCAATCCTGATCCACTTCCACCAGTAGTAGCTATACCAGAAAAATTTGTAACGGAGCTTGATAATGCTCCGCCAGCGTTAACAAACGTAGTAACTCCACCAACAAAGCCAGCTTGTGATAGTATAGTAGCAGAAAACCCTTGGTTAGCTCCGGCTGTTACTATATAATCATTCATTACAATGTCACCACCTTCGGTATGCACTAATTGAACAGCGCCGTCAGTAGTTAACAATGCAGTTGTATAAGGAATAGCAGTAGCTAACCAAGCAGTTACAAATTGTAACGGAGTGCAATCATCAGGAATAGTAACAGTATATTGACTTGACAATTGATCACTATTTGGTATACTAGTTTGAACAAAAATACTTGCTGTTGACAAAGTATACGGTAACGCTATTGTGAAATCTGTCTCAGTGCCGGTTGCTACAGTTGGACCTGTTGCTGCTCTTTCCCATAAATATATAGGATCTGTTTTGTTCATAAAAGGCGAGTCAGCATCATATTGTGCGTAGACAGTACCTACCGGAATAGCTTTTCCGCCGGTAGCGTCAACAGTCGCATCTGCTTCCCAGTTACTAGTAGCCAATGTTACAGATTTTGCGTTCCAAGATCCAGTAACTGAATTATATTCAGAAACAACCGGGGTCAAGCCAAGACCTGCACTACTAGCCTTAATCCATACTGAGCCAGTTGGATGAGGATATGTTTGACTACTTGACCACAACGGCATTTCCGCTGAAGTACCATATACAACTTGAGGTTGATAGTAATTTTGTGCAGTTAGTCCTATATCAGCTAACACTGTTCCAGTACCAGAGATACCGAGATATTTATTACCAGTAGTTGATGAGGGTTGAGAAGAATATATTACTAATTTACCTGATACTACGCTTGCAGTAACAAAGGCATATCCCAGTGTATTGATAACATTTTGAACACCTGTAACATTATTATTAGGGGATACAGGAACTGTAATTGTCGTAGACCACACCCCACTTAAATTAATAATTAAAGTGTCACCGGCAGTTAATGTAGGGTTAGAATTTGTACCTTGAACAGTTGGCCATTCCTTTTGCCAAAACTGGTTTCCCAATACTGTCCAAGTATTAGCACTAGTTTTGTAATAATATTGTTGATATGCGCTATCAGCTTGAACAGTAGCATTGATTGCATAATCACCAATATTACCAAAACTGTTAATAGGTACACCGTTAGACAAATATGCTGAATCTGTTATAACAATTGGAGTGATTGCTGAAAATTGTCCGGTGGTTGCATTGAACTGGAAGATACCCCATGTAGTATTAGTTGTATCTAACCAATATGCACCATTTGTTGGTGCACCTGAAGGACGACCAACTGAACCTACTAGTGATGCTAAATCAATATCAGCACGTAATGTATATACCCGATTAGTTGTCCCTAATGCTGAATAAGCAGCTAAAAGTCCGTATTCGTTTAATTCATAACCTTGGATTGGGGTTCCTGCTGTTGTTGTATAGAAGAACGGTACACCATAGAAATCAACCAAATCTTTTTGACTTGTGATTTGATATAATTTACCTGCATTTGCCGCAGTAGTGCCGGCTGCTACACCGGTGCCGGACGGATTTGCTTTATTCTGTGCTGTTGCGAAAACTACAAGCGGTACAGATGCGCCTGGTGCTGGTAAATATTGACTTTGGTCAATGATTGTGACTTCTACGCCTGGTGATGTTAATGCCATTTTATTTTTCCTTTAGTAAAATTGTGAGGTTTACAACCTAATTGCATACTATTATTTATGAATAAATTAAAAAAAGACGGTATAACCATACCTTTGAAGGTCAGAAACAACTAAATATAGTATGTTAAATCAACGTCCAATATGTAAAACATGTAACAAGAATCACTCAGCAATAAACTATAAACGTGATGGCGTCACCCATTACAGAAGCATATGTGACGAATGTGGTAGGAAGAAGCATAAGCAAAAACCACACAAAGCCAATTGGACTAAGAGTGGTTATAAGAAAAAAGCCACATGTGATTTATGTGGCTTTAAAAGTTTATTTAGTACACAAATAACAGTGTTTCACGTTGACGGGAACTTAGAACATATAGAACATACTAATTTACGTAGTATTTGCTTAAACTGTGTAGAAGTTGTGAAAAAGAAAGAGGTTACTTGGCGACGGGGTGACCTTCAGATTGATTATTAATTATCTCGTACATCTTATTATGTAACTCGTCAATAGTTCCGTTATTCTCAACAAGATAATTATAGTTTAATCCTATACTGCTGTATTCACTAGCATGAATTCTTAATCTATCTAATTCCCTCTTACTTATTGCCCAAGATGAATTGCCATTCGGTCCTCTATTGTATGATATCGCAGAATCATACCAGTCGGGATTGGGGCCACGCTGCACTCTAATTGCTACTCCGCCTGCATTTTTAATAGCAGCAACTTCATTGGAAAATCTACAGTCTGTAATTACGATGTTATCACTGGTATCACCTAGGTGACGCATTAAAGATGCAATCCAAATATCATCGTGAAAATGTTTTCGTAGAATATCTGTTCCCCAGTACTGTAATACCCACCTTGGTGTTAAGTTTGGGATACCCAATCGTGATGCCCACCATTCATCAATCTGGTCACGCCATTCTCTACTTTCAGGAGTTCTCCCTTCAAGTAGAGACCTATCCCAAGAGAAAATAACAGAAACGCAATCCTTAAGCGAGTCAGCAAATGCCATCTGTTTGAAATTGTGCTCAGTGGCCAAAATACTAGCCACTGTTGATTTTCCAGAACCTATCAATCCTGTGATGCCAATAATCATAAAAGAAAACTCCTGTAACAATACTTATTATATTACAGAAACAAGACAATATAAAGCATTTAGGTCAATTATCTACATCATTGTTTTTCAAAGTAACTAATGCGTCTTTTACTCCAGCTTGCTTTAATCCAGCATAACGATGATGACCATTTATAATATCATATTTTCCGTCTGGACGAGGTTTTACATATAATGTACCTTGTTTATCGTTCCATTCAGGTGTTCCTGCTCGTCTAGCAAATATATCAACTATGTCTGGATCCATTTGATTCCAGTCATATGAATCTCGTGTAGGGACAAGTTTATCTAAACTGACCCTAAATGATTCAACGATAAATTCACTAGTTCTCATTTAGCCCTGAACCCATGTAAGCGGTTGTGAAAAATCCACATACTTCTTTAAATCTTCAATGAGTAATTCCATTGCTGCTTTACCTTCTGCTTTCATAGCAGTACCATTCAATGTTGTACCACCACCTGGACCTGCGATAGTTCCAAATTTCTCGCGGGCTTCACCAATCATGAGTTTAAGATTAGCTAGTATAAAGTCTCCAATCCAAACACCAGCACCTGGATCTTGTAATAGTATTTCTTCGGTCTTCTGTACATCCGCCCATATCAATACACGTTCGCCTGATCCTTTTGGATCCCGTACAATACGCAATACTTTGGACACTGGGTTAAATGTATATGTTACATAACCACCGAACATCCTTGCTGCTAACTCAACATAACCTGCATAAAAATCATATGTTGCCATACCACCTGCATAGTTATAGTTAAGCAAATAGGTATTTAAAATAGCACTAGAGAACGGATCAAAACTACTACTAGATGGACCAGTTTCTAAACCAATCGTTCTACGGAAAATACTTCTGACATTAATAAACTCAGCGGGAAGAGTGTAAGTATCTACATTCTTTTCAATAGTCATTAGAATATAAGATTCTTCAGTAGCAGCTTGTGCCCTTTGACGATAAACCTTAATAGCGTAATTGTACGCAGCTTCGTAATGTTGAGGATCCAATTCAATATCAATCATCCCGTCACCAAGACGATATCTAAGATTAGTAAAGAGACCCTCTTTTAATTCATCTAATGTTAACCCTGAAGGTGTAGAAAGAGGACTAGCAGTTGGATATGTTGACATAAGTGTTACCTAATAATACTATTTATCAGGTAACACACTAGTCCTAGTATTACAAGTCGCCGTCTTTACGATTTTCAGAATAGTGTGCGTCAAACTTTCCACCGGGATAGCGTGACTCTAGTTTGCGTACATTCTCTGCAATTACTTCATTAGGATCAAGATTCAATGCACGACATGCATTTACCCAGTACCACATAATGTCACCGAGTTCACGTTTCATATGGTAGACATTCTCATCAGACAATGCTTTACCCTGAAAAATGATCTTTTTGGGCACTTCAATAAACTCACCGCTTTCTGCTGCTAAACCAAAACATGCTGTGATTAGTAATGGGATGTTAACATCAGGTCCATGTTTCATTTGATTGTCTGCTAAGTCTATTTCGTAGTTAGCATCTAATCTATCACATGTATCCATAAATGTAGTCAAGTCATTACTTGCTTTGCTGGTTACAGCTTCTACGAAATCTTTGTATTTGTTTAAATCTATGTTCATTACCATGCTTTCAAAATTAGCATTGACTCATTAAACCGACCATTCGGTGTAGTGGACACTGCTTTAATATCTGTAAAATACTTACGTGCTGCGGGCTTACTACCCATAACTTCTTTGATTTGCTCACCCGGCTTACGTAATGTTTTTACTTCGCTCTTTGCCGAATCAAATCCTAGCAGTGTGCTGCCTTTAACTGTAAAGGTCTTGCTGTAATCATCTGCAATGTAGTGATGCAGTTTACGCTTTGCCGTGTCATAGACCCAGGCTTCGCTTGCACCATGCAGTTTTGTAGGGTGAATGCTAATCAAGTCTAGCTTTGCAGCCACATCCTTGAACAACTTCAAGTATTTCAATTTAGAAACAATCTTCTCTACCGGTACTGCTTTCTTCTTGCGCGGAGCCTTACTTGCTTTCTTGATACTGATATAGCTATTTAAGTCACTGAGAACACCATCAATGAATTTAAGAATATTACGAATCTGAATCTTACCCAAGAAACTATAACCTTCTTTAAGATACTCGTCACCATCAGACAGTTTCTGAAATTCTTCTTGTTTGCGTTTCCAGATTTCAACAATGATCGGGATATGTTGTGGCATGACATTGTATTTTGCAACAATATCAACTGTCTTGTCTGACGATTTGCCAGTAGTCACAAAATCGTCAATCATCCCTTCCATTTCACCTGCGGCATCTCGTGCTTTTTCTTTCAGAATTTCCTGAATATTGGGGCGGGCTACTGTTTCTTCTTCCTTAACAATACTAGTCTGACTAGTTTTTGTTTCAGTTTCGGTTAGTGTCTTAACCAACCGCTGGATTTCATTTTGCAGGGTAAGTTCTTCATGCTCGGTCAATTCTAGACCACGCATTGTCATACGTGCTACCCAGCATAATGTAACAATGAATTCGCTTTCATGTACTTTCCTAAGCATTTTAGCTTGATCGGTACGTTTGTTGTAATCTAGATATTGCACCATCAATTCCCTAGCATCTTTTTTGCTATAGAATCGGGTGTACCACGTAAAACTGCGGGCAAGAGCCGAGAATCGTGATTCAGTGTCGGGTTGGATTGGGAAGAAGGGTTCTTCACCCATGTATTTTGTATCAGCATCCCGCGGGTTAAGTGCTTTTACAAAATGCTCATCCGTATGTTTGCGAGTAGCCATGTGTATTCCTAATGTTGTTTAATGTAGATTATAACAGTGATTGTAATTATTGTCAATCTTTGATCTTGAAGGGCTTGTATATTGTGCGGCCATTTGCCTTGCAATATACTTTTTTCCATTCTTCCGGGACATCCCAACGGCCAAATTCGCTTAGTGGGATCCCAAGCACCTCCATCAGTCGGTGCTTGAAGCTCGCCCATCCGCCCCTTTGAGCACCAAGTTGTTTTGCGTTAGTAACAGTTGCTTTTATCATTTTTTTATTATATACCCAAAACCATTTAATGTCAACTGTTAATCTAGGTCAACGCCCCACCGATTGAAACCGTAAAAAGTTTCGTAGGTTGCCCGCAGATGCTCCCCCGGGAAGTAAGGGTTCTCTACGATAGCGTAAGGACGATCAAGCTCATCCAAGCCCATGCTGATCATAGGCAGGTCCCAGAACTTACCGTCATTGTCATTATCACTGGAATTAAAAATGTAAACTTTCATCCTGCTCTCCATTAATTAACTGTCTAAGTACGTATTATATACCCAAAACCATTTAATGTCAAGCCACAGTAACAAAATCTTCCGGGGATTCTACTACTTCAATTACATGAGACTTGAAACATTCTATTGCATCATAGTATTCAGCAGAGAAATTAGTGTTTTTACCAGCAACTTCCAGTTGATACTGATAGTTGCCTGTACGCCACAGAACTACACGCTCACGGTTCTTGTTGTAACCATCTGCGATATACTGAATTTGATTCATTTCGTAGTCCTTTAATTAACTGTCTAAGTATGTATTATATACCCAAAACCATTTGTTGTCAAATTTAGACTACTTTTGCATCCATCATTTCAGCAAGGATAAACTTGGCAACGTTCATTTGTTTACGCACGTATTCAACTGAGCGAGGACCTGTGCCCATCGCCATCATTTCTTGACAGTCAGACATAATGCCCATTACGACCATTTCTAGACCAGAATACTTAGCGGTAATACTTTCCATGTACTGTTCACGGATTTCTTGTTCACTCATACCGTAGCATTTAGTTTCAAATTCAGTCATTTCAACTCCTTTAATTAACTGTCTAAGAGTGTATTATATACCCAAAACCATTTAATGTCAAGTTTTGGGTAATGCACCGTCATCTATATTTACGATAAATAAGTAATAAGGTAGATTAATTATGCCCCGGCTTTCACTTTGGCGCCCCAATAAAACGAACGATTACAACTTTTTTGATAGAATCATATCAGAACAGTTCACCGCAGGTTCTACGGATTTGTATGTACATAAGTATATGGGTCCCACCAATCAAGGAGCTTCTACTGATTATACACAACCAGATTATGATGTATTAGCCCCAACTAATATACAAGACTTGCTATTCTTAGAGAACCGTGACAGAACATATGATCCGAATGTTTATCGGTTGCGCGGCCATTATAATGTACAGAATTTAGACTTTGATTTAAGTCAGTTTGGTTTGTTCTTAAATAATGATATCATATTCATTACTGTTCATTACAATGACATGATTGATTTGGTTGGTAGAAAATTAATGGTTGGTGATGTAATTGAATTGCCTCACTTGCTTGATTATAATCCGTTGAAAGAAACAATACCTGTTGCATTAAAACGATTCATGCAGGTTACCGATGCTAACTATGCAAGTGAAGGTTTTAGCCCAACTTGGTTCCCTCATCTATGGCGTATCAAATGTGAACCACTAGTTGATAGTGAAGAATTTAGTCAGATATTAACTGCACCGATAGACCAAGACACATATCTCGGGATATGGGATAAAGATAAAACTTATCCTGCAGGATATGTTATTACTTACGGTGACAAAAATTATAAGGCATTGATTGATGTTCCTGTAGGGATCAATCCACCTAATACTACATATTGGCAACTAGATACCGCGGACAATCTTAAAGATATTCTTGCTACTTATAATACTAACATTGCAATCAATGATGCTGCGCTTCAAGAAGCTGCTCGTCTTGTTCCAAAATCAGGATACACTACCAACAATTTATATATTGTACCTACATACGGTGAATACTCAAGCAACGGTGTATTATCCAGAGCAATTAATAATCCTGCTCCACCTGTCAATGTGAACACAAATGGCGGAGTACCTAATCCTGCGTATACAGGTACAGTTATGATGGTTCGTAGTACTCAATATAAAAATTCTAGTCCAGTAATCAGAATACCTAAGGCAGCAATCAAAAGTATTTGGGATATAACTGCTGATATGGGATATGATAAATTAGATGTGTTCAATACCACTCATTTAGAAACATTCACCCTAGCACCAGATAGAACAGATACAAATTCAGGTAGAGTTAGTGGGGAAATAATACTAACTGCTACTAGTAATGGACCAATTACAGGACCATATGGTACTGCGGATAATACATATGCTACCGCTGATGCTGACCCCGAACTTCCGGGATTTACTGGAACAATTAGTCAACAAATGGATTGGAGAGCAGATTGTGATCCTGCATTCCAGTTTATAGCACGTAGTAGTCCCCGTAGCTTTGGTTATAGTGCTGGTTATATGACTGGTGACGGGACTGCTCCCAATGGATTCCCAACGGGAATATTAGGGCTAGATGGTGCTTCTGTGTCTGGTGCTGGTATCAGTTTCCCGATAAATCCTCAAGTGGGTGATTATTTCTTACGAATTGATTACTTCCCTCAACTATTATATCGTTGGGACGGTAGAGTATGGATTAGAGTATCATCTAACGTTAGAACAGACACTGGATTCACTGAACAAGATCAATCATTATTATCAGGCTTCATTAATGATACAGCACAGACAAAACTTACTAACGGTACGTATATACCGCAACGTCAAGCATTGTCTACTGCTTTAACATTACAACCAGATCCAATACCACCGCAAGCATAAAGAGTAAACATGGCACAATTTTTTTACGATTCGCAGATCCGCAGATTTTTAATTCAGTTTGGAAAGATATTTAGTAACTGGGAAGTTACTAAAGGAAAAGACCCTGCAGGTAATGATATTATTATGCGTGTACCAATCATGTATGGTGATAGCAGTAGACAGGCTGCAACTATTATTGCTAATAATAGCGCAAGTAACTTGCCTAGCGCACCTTTAATTACATATTATATAAGCGGTCTAGAGTACAATCAAAAATGGACTCAGGATCCTACCTTTGTAGATAAGATTAATGTTCGCCAACGATCATATAATCAAGAAACACAACAATATGAAACTGTACAAGGTCAGGCATTCACGGTTGAAAGATTAATGCCAGTTCCATATACATTAAGAATCACTGTTGATTTTTGGACAACCAACTACAATCAAAAATTACAATTGGTTGAACAACTAGGAACATTATTCAATCCTGCATTAGAGATTCAAAGTACTGATAACTTTTTAGACTGGACTAGTCTTAGCGCAGTGTTTCAAGATGGGTTGACTTTCAGTAGTCGTAGTATTCCAGTTGGTACAGGCAATCCTATTGATGTCATGAGTTGGAAATTCTATATGCCAATATGGATCACTACCGCAAGTAAAGTCAAGAAGATGGGTGTTGTTGAGAAAATTATAGCAAGCATTTTTGCAGGCAATGCACTGCAAGACATGCAGAACGATGACATGTTATTGGGGACAAGACAAAAGATTACACCATACGGATACAAGCTATTATTAATAGGAAATACTTTACAGATATTACCAGAGGCTATAGCATTTGATCCATCTAATATTAATTTAAATCTACCAGCTAATCCTGATACGGATATATATTGGTCTAGTGTATTGAATGTATATGGAGCAGTTAAACCGGGTATTAGTCAAATTTGGCTGCAAAATCCATATATGACTACTGACATTGTAGGCACTATTGTACCTAACCCCAATGATGATAGGTTGTTGATTTACAACATTGACCCTGATACCTTACCGCAAAATACATTAAGTCCAGTTGATGGTGTGGTAAACCCTCAAATGACCGGTCCTAATGCAGGATTGCCTGGACCAATCAACGGTCGTAGATATTTGTTAACTGATAATATCGGTGCACCCGGTGATAGCACGGTAGCATGGGGCAATGTAATCGCTTTTGCCAACGACATTATTCAATATAATGCAAGTACAGGTGAATGGGGTGTAAGTTTTGATAGTACTGCTGCAACTCCAACAACACTAGAATATGTAACCAACTTAACTACCAATGTTCAATATCGTTTTGTAGATGACATTTGGATGAAAAGTTACGACGGATGGTATGAGGCTGGAGACTATTCTATAGTTATTTGATAAATAATAGTGTAGTTCGCGGGCGTCCACTCCCCAACTACTCTAATGCTACAAAGGAGCAATCAGCATGACTATTTATTATGTTTACGCATATTTGCGTAAATCTGACAACACCCCTTACTATATTGGCAAAGGTAAGGGCGGTAGAGCATACGACTCAGTAAATCATAGGGTAAAAGTACCAACTCGTGATAGGATTATTATACTAGAACAAAACTTGACTGAGTTGGGAGCCCTTGCAATTGAAAGAAAGATGATAACCTGGTATGGTAGAAAAGATTTAGGTACAGGTATACTTAGAAACATGACAGATGGAGGTGACGGAACTGCTGGCTATAAACAATCTAAATCACATACCAAAAAAATAAGAGATGCAAATTTAGGAAAAAAGGTAACTGATGTTACCAAAGAAAAGATTCGTAGTAAATTAATAGGAATAAAGCATACCGCAGAACAAAATATGGCAAAAAGTCAGCGGCAGCGTGGGGTGAAAAAATCTAAAGAGTGGATAGAAAAGATGAGTGGAAGAAAGAACCCCCTAGTATCTGAAAAACTTTTAGGTAAACCAAAACCAATTATTCAATGTCCGCATTGTAGTAAAGAAGGAGGTGCTAGCGCAATGCATAGATGGCATTTTTCTAACTGCAAGTCATTATAAGATAAATCATAGTATGAGCAATACATCGGCAGGAGTTTTCTTTTATAGTAATAAGACAGATCGCTACTTATATCTATTACGCACCGATAATAAAAATCCGGGAAACTGGGGAATTCCCGGAGGCAAAATAGAAGATGATGAAACTCTATTTGAAGGTGTTGCAAGAGAATGTCAAGAGGAACTAGGGTCTTTCCCTTACAATGCAAAATTAGTTCCTATTCAAAAATTCATCAATCATACATTCATATATCATACATTTTTCTGTGAAGTAGCAGATGAGTTTGTGCCAAATCTGAATGAAGAACATTGTGGTTATGCATGGGTAGGTGATAATCAATATCCCAAACCATTACATCCGGGATTGTTTAACACCGTAAATTTTGATGTGGTTCAATCTAAATTAAAGACACTTACAAAAAAAGAGACCTAAGTCTCTTTTTTTATTTAAGTATTGCTGATAGCGTAGGGAAGCCTAACGAGCCGATTATTATACCGGCCCCCATCATCATCCATCGCCATTTTTCTAATACTGAAATTTTACTAGCCAATTCACTGTGTTCTTTAACATCTTGCTCACGCATAGATTTTAGCATTTGTCTAGTTTCTTCTGCGTTAGATATAATAGCATCATGAAGTGATTTCAGATCCATTTTAAGTTCCCCTATTTTTTCTTCGAGGGTCTTAACTTGAATCTGAAGTACTGCAATTTCAGTTTCTGGCTGCATTTTAGCTACCTTACTTGTTGCAGTTGCCATGATTAAGCACTAGCAATAACAACAATTGGGTTAGGCTGACCGTTAGCGGCATTAGCAGTGAATGCTGTGTTGAATGTAGCAATTACATCAGGGTTTACAGTATTCAATACTGCTAGTCCTGTACCTGTTCCGGTTGCTGTAGCAGTGAACGTGATACCAGTAATATTACTTGCTGCACCACATGCTGTCCAGTTTGTTGTACCAGAACTATAAATTGTGTACAATGTACCAGGTGTTAATGAACCAGGAGCAACTGTTGCTGGGAATGTTTCAGAGTTGTAATCATTTACACTTGAAATATATGCTGTTGCAGAAGCTGCATCAGTAGACAATATATTCATTGTGTTTGGTGTCAATGCTGCATTTGCCACGTTAGCAGTATAGCACACTGCGGTTAAACCTGTTGTGCCACCTGTGACTAGGTATTTTGTTTTACCCTTTTGACGAACAATGAAACCTGCTTCGTCATTTGCATATACATATGCTGCATTGCTTGCGATAACGTTAGCATTAGCAGTTAACACAACACGATTCATAAGAGCATTGGCTGTTACAGACACATTAGCGGTTACAGCTTGTACGGGTCCACCTTGACTAGTAGAAACTGTGAAAGCGGCTGCATTAGCAATAGTTTTAACAAAATATGTTGTACTTGTAGTTAAACCACCAAAATTTGCACTAAACTGTATTGGCATATCTACTCTAAGAGTTTGTGCATTGCCTGAAGTTCCGATAACGCTACCTATTACTGTTGTATTAGCAACAGCCACTGAAACATTACCTTTTGTTCCACTTGCAAACCCTAAATCAACATAATTAGTACTACCATTAATATTGGCTACAGCAACTTGAAGTGCTGCGCCAGTAGTTAAATTAGCTAAATCAGTACCTACCCCAACTACTACAGCACTTGTGTTAACTGCTGTTGGAGTATATAATGTACCCGTACCATTGATACCAATAGCAACTTGTGCCAATACTTGGCTACCAATAATTGCTGTGTTGCCACCAACCACACCGTATGTGTTAGCGTTAGTTGTTGGGAATCCTACCCCACCGACTGGGTTGTTGAAGTATGCATCAACAACATTAAATGAAACACTAACTGATTGGCCTGTTGTGTCTGTCAATGTTTGCATTACTTGTGGTTGTACACTCAACTGAGTCTGTGATACATCAAATGTAGTATTTGATAATATTGAATTCACATAGTAAATTGTGTTGGCTATTAAACCACCAACTGTTGTATCAGCTACAAATGTCATACCTTTAGTTACGCCTACTGTAGGGCTTGTAGTTAGATTTCCACCTGATATTGTAACGATACTGCCGGTTTCGGCTGTATCAGTGATTGTTAAGACTGCTTGAGCCTTTGCGATTTTTAGAGGGCGTCCCATTTGATTTCTCCTAATATGGGTTGCGGGTTCTATCCGCCGTTAATGAGTTATCATAACGAAGCACCGTATTATGCTATGTAAATATATTTATCTCAAGTAGTAAAAATTAGTAATTAGGAACGCCAGATGGAATAATTCCAACTGGATTAACACCGGATGTACCATTGTTTGGATGCGGCATGCCTAATTCTGTGATAGAAAATATACTATTGGCGCCTGCTAATGATAAGTAAGAAACAATGTTGCCTTGACCTACAATGATACTATTTTCTACGGTGTTTGCGGGGATAACTTGACTATTAGCATTTGCCACAGTGTAAGGAACACCATATGGACTAAGTCTTGCTGTGGCAGCTGTTATTGCTACTGCGGCATTTGCAGTTAAGGTTAAACTAGTATTACTAGCAATTGATTTAACAATGCCAACTGAGTTCCCAGTAGTATTACCTATCCAATAACCAATCCCCAATTCTGTTAAAAATAATGTCCCTGAACCAGTTACTGTGTTACTATTAGTAGCACATGTTACAGTTCCAGTCAATG